CAATTTCCGTACTGTAAGCTTTCACTTTCGCTTCCATCTCATCATAGGTTTTCGCGTCTTCTTCTGAAATAAGCCCGTCCTTGTCACGTTTAGACTCAAGGAAAGCTTTCGCACCCTGCCAAGCCTTATTACGTTTCTCAACCATGTTTGAAATAGTGTTCATCATGTTTACCTCCAATTTTTGATTAAAAAAAGACGATCCATAAGATCGTCTGCACTAATATTGTTTGTTTCCTTACCGCTTATCCGGCAGGCTTTAGATATTTTTTCCAATAACGTGTTTTGCACGCTTGCTTTCGAATACAATGTTGAAACTTGTGGTATGCCAATATCAGTGGTTTCACCTCTAGTTAAAACACCGTCCGCGAACCCGAGTTCTACCGCCTTGTTAGCATCCATCCACGTTTCCGAATCGAGAGTTTCACACGGTTAAGCCCTGTTTTAATCTCGTAAGCGTTAATAATGGACTCTTTGACCTCATCAAGCATTGATATTGCTTTTTCCATTTCATTTCTGTTACCAAAAGCAACAGTCATAGGATTATGAATCATAAGCATTGACACCGGGCTCATATAAACCTTTGTCCCAGCCATAGCAATCACTGATGCAGCCGAAGCTGCAATCCCATCAATCTTGACCGTCACACAACCCTTGTAATCCATGAGCATGTTATAGATTTGTGCCGCAGCCACACAATCGCCGCCTGGAGAGTTAATCCACACGGTAATATTTCCACTACCAGCGTTTAACTCGTCTTTAAAAAGTTGTGGTGTAATATCATCATCAAACCATGATTCTTCAGCAATCGTACCGTTAAGAAACAGTGTCCTCTCAAAAATCTCATTATTCTCATTAGTCTCATTGTTTTCCTTTTGGTTTTTCCACTGCCAAAACTTCCTCATTACCTTTTTCCTCCTCTCTTATATAAAGAAGCGACCAAGATTTTCTTGGTCGCTTCATGTTCGTATAACACTCATATAATACCTAAAGAACTAGCTTTACAGTTAAATAATCCACCTTACTTGTATGCTCTTCCATTTAAGGAAACTAGAGAATCAAATAATTGTGTTTCATCTAGAATACTCTCAGTTGGAGTTCTTTCCGTTATTGCAAGTTCTTTATACTTACTAGTAATTCCCTTAACAGCTTCTAATATCGATGGTTTAGAAACTTTGGAATCACTTTTCCTATACTCTTTAATTAAATCAGAAACTGCAAAAATCCCTAATTCCTTAAATTTCTGAGTTCGGTCATGATCATTCAAAGTTTCATTATTACTGATTCTTTCAACATTAAACCTTGTATTGTTTACTTTTTCGTCATAAGCCATCCTAAACTCTAACGAATTTTTCCAACCATAGTCAGAATTGTAAGCCATAGCTAGAATATATTCATAGCATCCAGCATCTCTACTATCATAAATAGCATCGTAAAGAGGTTTAATTGCCTTCAGTCCCAGTTTCAATATTCTTTGATAGTTTTTAGAATTCCTAATAAACTTTCCTGGATGTGCCTGCATAGCCACTTGTGGATTAGTCTTCGTCTCAGTTTCTAATTCCACCATCAACTTATTCATGGATCCCTTTATATCATCTAACGTTTCAGCATAAGCTACGTTTACTGGCATCAATTTATGAGCTATATTCCCACTATTCTTTGATGCTGGATTATTTCCAATAATAAAAATTCCAGTAAATACAAATAGAACCAATAAAAGTAAAGTTCCTAGCGAAATATACATTTTTTTCTTAGACATAGTATTACACCTCCTAGAATTCTAATTCGCAGTGTATTTGTGTTGCAAAGAACCATAAACAGAATTAGGGTAATAAGGATCATGACTACCATGGTTAAACAGCTCCAATTGTCCCCATTTAGCACGGCACCACTTAAGACCAGTAACCTTTGCAAAATGAACAATTTTATCAGGAGAATGACCATACGCTAGAATAAATGGATCATATTTATAAGGTCTATAACCTTTCTTTGCCAGATAATTATCCAATTGCGCTTTAGTAGCACCATCATCACCAAAGTCACTAGGCCATTCGTACGTCATACTACCAGTTGCAAATCCTAGACAATTATATGCTGGCGTAGCCTTATCGCTATAAAACCATGTCCATGAAATACTATCATAAAACGATTTTGGTTGAGATAAAGTATACGCATAAGCAACAGAATTGGATGTGAAAAACAACATTCCAACAACCATTACATAAGTGGTTATTGCTGATAACATCTTTCTTTTTCTAATCATTTGTAAGCACCTCCTTAAAAACAACATCTTTAACTAAGATTGAGATTAATCAGATTTTATCTCGAATGATCACTATTCTTGTACATTTTATGATTTTTTTTTATAATGTCACATAAATTATTCCATCCTTTCTGCTATTATTAATTTGTTGTATACTCTCATAGTGTAGGATATTATCTTAGCTAAGTATCCATAGAGATTAAATTCTATTTTTCGCTTAACGTTAAGATAATTCGTTATGTCTTCGTTGCCTAAATGATTCATCCACTGTCTAAACAGTTATACTATAATAATATTAATATAACATGTTATATTAATATTATCAAGACACAAATTCATCTTAATCACCTAACTTATTTCTACCAATTACAGTGAACGCTCCAGCACGGTTAAGCGGGAGCATGTTACCGTTAATCAAATACAAGTCACCACCCTCACAGGCGGGAATCTTATCCAAGTTTTCTAACTGTCTAATATCGTTCGCGCTCATCCAACCGTTTTGACGAGCGGTAGCATAACCATTCATACGACTCTGATAGTCTCCTCGAAGAAGACCATCCACGTTAAACTTCACATAATAAGTTTCTTTCTCCTTATCAGTAAAAAGCCGCCTCGTAATAGACTGTTCAAAACGCGCCACCCAAGGATCCAGCGTGTATTTCACAAACTCCAACGACTGCTGCTCAATATTAGAAAAACTCGACTTTTCTAAATCACCAACCATGTGTGGTGGGACTCTAAAAATACGAGCAATCTCGTTAATCTGAAACTTACGAGTTTCAAGAAACTGTGCTTCGTTAGGCGAAATAGAAATAGGCGTATACTTCATGCCTTCCTCTAAAATCGCTATCTTATGCGAGTTAGAACCCGAGAACCCCTTATTCCAACTATCCCTCATACTTTGAGGATCTTTCACTGTACCGGGGTATTCCAAGATTCCACTTGGTGTAGCACCGTTAGCGAAAAACGATGCACCATACTCTTCCGTAGCTATCGCCATACCGATAGCGTTTTTTGCCATCGCAATAGGCGAATAGCCAACAAGACCGTCAAAACCAAGACCGGGAATATGAAGCACGTCAAAAGGTTTAAGTTTCACACTCGTTTCTTTACCCGCTAAAACATCACTATCATTTAACGTATACTCGTAAAAAATTTGACCACTCTCATCCCGGTCAACTCTCATACGATCAGGCATTAAAGGGTATAAGCCTAAAACCTCGCCTTTACCGTTTCGAATAATCTGCGCGTAAGCATTACCCCATAACAGTAGATGCGTCATCAAAGTTTCTCTAAACACGAAGCTTGTCATTTCAAGATTCGGCTCATCATGAAGCACCTTATATAAAGGATGTTTAATCGCTTTAGCCGTACCCGTACTCGTCCGCTCATACACGTGAAGCGGCAGACTCGCCACCGCCTCAGACAAAATACGCACACACGAGTAAACCGCCGTCATCTGCATCGCCGAACGCTCATTCACCCTCTTACCCGAAGAAGACATGCCACTAATAAACCTTTGAGCATTCAAGTTAAAACGATTCTCCGGCTTATCTCTGCTCTTAAAAATCTTACTAAAAATACTCATGACCCTCCCTTTTACATGAATAGGATTCCTCGAGCGTCATACACGCTTTGAGTGTTCGCATTACCGCACCTTATAGCACGGTCAAGCGCCATGATAGTTGCGATAGCACCATCGATTTTCTCGGTTGATTTTTCCTTATCGGCTTTAATGTTCCCTGCAGGATCAGTGCGGATGAAAATGTTATCCATGTTCCAGCGAAGCACCGGATGCCCTGCGTGTGCGATTTTCTGCTCGAGCACAAGCTTCATAAGCTCCTTGGTAGGCGGACTCATATCCTTGAATCCCTGTCCGAACGGAACCACGGTAAACCCCATGTTTTCAAGGTTTTGCACCATTTGTACCGCGCCCCAACGGTCGAAAGCAATCTCACGAATATTGAAACGTTCACCTAAAGTTTCGATGAATTTTTCAATAAACCCATAGTGAACAACGTTCCCTTCCGTAGTTTTAATAAACCCTTGTTTTTCCCACACGTCATAAGGCACGTGATCTCGCTTCACGCGTAAACTCAAGGTTTCTTCAGGCACCCAAAAATAAGGTAGAATACGAAACTTATCCGACTCATCTTCTGGTGGAAAGACCAAAACAAAGGAGGTAAGGTCGGTGGTGCTTGAAAGGTCAAGACCCCCGTAGCAGACCCTGCCCTCGAGTTCTTCCTCATTCACCTGAAAACCGCAAGCATCCCACTTTTCCATCGACATCCAACGAATAGACTGTTTCACCCACTGGTTAAGACGAAGCTGACGAAAAGCATTCTCTTCACCGGGATTTTGCCGAGCCGACTCGAAAGCAGCCTTAACTTTCTCCATTTGAACCGTCACCCCAAGAGAAGGATTAGCTTTCTTCCACACCTTAGGATCAGTCCAATCATCCGAATCTTTTGCACCATAAATCACGGGGTAAAAAGTTGGATCAATTTTCCTACCCTCAAGAATATCCACTGCTTTCTGAGAATGCGTATCCGTACCGGCTGTGGTAATCAGAAAATACAGTGGCTGCATGCGAGCATCCCCGGAGCCTTTAGTCATCACGTCAAACAGTTTACGGTTTGGCTGCGTGTGAAGCTCATCAAACACGACACCGTGAATGTTAAACCCGTGTTTAGAGTACGCTTCAGCCGACAAGACTTGGTAGAAACTGTTAGTTGGTATGAAAATAATACGTTTTTGCGAAGCTAAAATTTTAACCCTACGATTAAGAGCCGGACACATTCTAACCATGTCCGCCGCCACATCAAACACGATCGTTGCCTGCTGACGGTCCGCCGCACAACCATAAACTTCCGCACGCTCCTCATTATCCCCACAGCATAAAAGCAGTGCCACAGCAGCAGCCAGCTCACTTTTACCCATCTTCTTAGGTATCTCAATATAAGCAGTATTAAACTGACGGTAACCATTCGGTTTAACCACGCCAAACAAGTCCCTAATAATCTGCTCCTGCCAGTCAAGGAGCTTAAAAGGCTTACCAGCCCACGTTCCCTTCGTATGCGTTAAACATTCAATAAAACTTACGGCATAATCCGCTAAATCCTTACTATAGGTTGAATTTTCTTTTTTAAACTTAGTAACCTCGTATTCTTGCAACTTAAGCTCCTCCTTTCTTTAGGCATAAAAAAAGACGCTTACTTGCGCCCACATCATTTCTTAGTTTTTCTACGAGAAACAGGGCCTAAAAAAGCCCTGCTACTTTTAACTAAACTTAAAGTTTTTAGTTTCTAGCGTCTAGGATCATTTCTAAAGCCTCGTTTGCAAGCTTGCTTGTTGGCATAATGTCCCATCCTCTATCGTAGTTTGCGATAACCTTGTTATTGTTTTTCAAAGTAAGCTTGGAAATTCTTCCCTGGTTAATCCCGTATTCGCTTGGCTCTTCAAAAACCTTCATGCTGTAGTTTACAACCTGATTTTCTACTTTAAGCGTATCTTGTTCCCACATGGTTTTGCTCCTTTGTTTCTGTGTTTTTTGCTGATACTATATATCACTCTAAAAGCGCATAATAGCAAGCCGTAAACGAGAAAAAATCGCGGATAATTCCACGATTTTTCTCCAGCCTTCCAACCCTATGGCTGACTATCCCCCTTTCTTTTAGCTTCTTGCTTGTTGAATCGCTTGATAAGCTTTTTGAATATCCTTGTCCAAGGTTTCAGCATCCGCAAACAGTTGAAACTCCGTATCGTTTAGTTTTCCTCCGCTTGCCTTCCAAAGCTCCTCGTGAGCTTTACTGGCGCAGGTTTTTGCTGTTTGCGCGATGTCGAGCATGCTGATAGCCGAACTAATTTTCCCTTCTTCAGCTTTTTTGATTGCGTTTAATGTGTAGCGTCTGCATGTTTTAACTTCGTTTGTAAGGTTTTGTAAAATTTCTTTTTTCACAGGTTTCTCCTTTGTTTCTGTGCTTTTTGCTAGTACTATATATCACTCTAAAAGCGCACAATAGCAAGCTTTTAAGCCAAGAAACACCGGGTATTTACACGTTTTTCCCAACCAGTTTTCGCTAATTTTTTTACTCTTAAAAACCGTTAAACGTTTCTAAAATCATGCGGAAATAATAATCACCCAAAAATCATCTACTACAGTAAAACATGCTTTTACAAAAACCTCGTTCTCTTGCTCTAAAATCGCGAAAATTTCTTCAACCAAAGAACCTGTAGGACAGTCTTCACTCAACACGTACGCCTGGTCTTCACTCGCATACAGCATTACGCTCACCCCCGTTTCTAAAAGCACAGGATCCTTCTAAACGGGAAAGCATAATTTTCCTGTCTTGTTTAAACTCGTCTCCTATAAACCCGAGTCTAAGAAGAAAACATCTGAAAGCATACTTATCGTTAACCGGCTCATGCTTACTATTATTTACGCGTTTAATTTCCACGCTCATTTTACAAAGACTGTTTATAAACTTCGCATAGGATGCCAAGCCTGGTTGGTTAGCCTGCTCAAACCAAGGAAAAATAAGCTTATCATCTTCTTCCTTAATATTAAGACTGTTCACTCCTAACGCTTTTTTAATAAGATCACCCTTATTATCAAGAATTTTCCTAAGCTTTACCACATCAGCCTTATCTTTAGGAAACTCAACACTAAAACATTGCGTACCATCACACGCGCAGACTGGAAGACTTATACCATAGTCAGCATCTAACATGTTTTTTAAATCATCTAAGTTCTCTTCACTACTACACGTGACCGTACCATCTTTACTAATGTTGAAAACACCTATCCTGTAAGACATACTCGGAGTTTTTAAGTAAACAGCCTTTACTCCAGTAGAATCCTCTATAGCTTTAATAAGCGGCTGCCTATCTTTTCCTTTTAACCCGTATTTTAATTCCATTTTGCCTCCTTTAGATTTTTTCGGGTACATATATAAATCACTCTAAAGAAGGTTTATAGCAAGCGGTCGTAAACTATTTTTCATATAAAATACGAGTCTTACTCGTTAGTAAATACTTCAGTAAACGAGTATTCTTTACCGCCTCTTAAAACTTTCACACTCTTATCATTTCCAACCTGCTCAATATAACGTTTCACAATCACGTCACAATATTTCTCGTCAAGCTCGATAGCGTAGCAGATTCTACCCGTCTGTTCGCAGGCTATAAGCGTGCTACCACTTCCAGCAAACGGATCTAACACAAGCGAGTTCGTCATACTCGAGTTTTTAATCGGATACGCTAAAAGAGCTATTGGTTTCATGGTTGGATGATCAGCGTTTTTCTTAGGCTTTTCAAACTCCCAAACTGAAGTTTCTTTCCTACCCGCATACCACTTGTGTTTACCTTTTTTCTTCCACCCATACAAACACGGCTCATGCTGCCACTGGTAAGGGCTTCTACCCAACACCAGAGACGGTTTCTTCCAAATACAACAACCTGAAAGATAAAACCCCGCGTCCTGGAATGCTTTTCTAAAATTCAACCCCTCCGTGTCAGCATGAAACACGTAGATAGACGCATCATCTGCCATCGCCTGCTCCATGTTCACGAACGAGTTGAAAAGAAACTGGTAAAACTTATCATTCTCCATATTATCGTTTTTAATTTTCCCAGCAGCACCCTCATAGTTCACGTTATAAGGCGGATCAGTAACTACCAGATTCACTTTAGTATTCTCAAGAAGCGTCTTATATGTTTCTAACTTAGTAGCATCACCGCAAATAATACGATGCTTACCAAGCGTCCACATGTCACCTGTTTTAGAAAAACACGGTTCTTCCAATTCTTTTTCAACATCAAAATCATCATCAATCACGTCTTTATCAGCATCAAAAATACTGGAAAGCTCCGCCTCGTCAAACCCGAGAAGATCAAGATTAAAATCAGCTCCTTCAAGCTCCGACAACTCGACAGCTAAAAGCTCACTGTCCCAGCCTGCGTTAAGTGAAAGCTTATTATCCGCAATAATATAAGCACGCTTTTGTGTTTCAGTTAAATGATTTTCTTTCACGCACGGAACTTTTTTAAGGCCCAGTTTTAATGCCGCGGCAAGCCTGCCGTGGCCCGCGAGAATCGTATTATCTTCCGCCACTAGAATTGGGGATAGAAAACCAAACTCGCGAATACTTGCCGCTATCTGAGCTACTTGCGCCTCAGAGTGCGTGCGAGCGTTTCTCACATACGGGATAGTTAGAAAAGACCCCAGCAAGCCAGCTTTTCAAAACCACCCACCGAGTCAATATAATCTTTCGCAATTTTCACAATCTGCGCATACGGTTTACCATCAACCATCTCGTCCCCGATAGCACAAGAAAACTCAACCACCCGGCCGGTTTCCTGCGCTTTCAAAAACGCGTAAATGTTAACCGACACGTCAGCTTTCGTAAGATCCTTACCATGAAGTCCGCCGCCCGTAACAGAATCAGCCATGTCTGAGCCGAGTTTTCGGTTAACCGCTCCCGTATCCACGTTGATACCGCCCGTCCAGTCGCCTAAAGGATTAACAAACGCACTCGGATAGTCTTTTAATAAGTCTTCTCGTTTAGCGTGAGACTGGCAGATGATAAGCTTTTCACCATCAAGAACATACTTGCCGTCATACGGATACTTTTCATAA